CATCCATTCTTGAGGAGAACGAGGAACATGTTGACTGAAACACAAATTAGCGATGTATGGGTAATGTTCACAGACTTTATCGATAAGAAACAGCTAGAAGCTGCCGCTGAACGCTATGTCGAATTGCTAGCAGACTATGGCGTTAGCGATTTAGTCCTGGCTGCAACTACTGGCATCGATGAGACACTGGATAAAGCCATTGAATACTATTTAGACGAAGACGAACTCGACGACGACGAAGATAGTGACTATCAAGAATTGGAATTTTAATGTGGTATAATAAGATTGCTAAGGATATTTCTTATATTCCCGATGCTGTGGATTACTTTAATACTGAGCTGATTGATGCTAAAACCGAATGCCGGATTTCCGGTAACGTGGAGAAAGCAGCCGCAAACATGCCCGGTATTGTGGAGCATAGATTCGGACAATTACAAGAAATCGAAGCAGTCTTAGAGTATCTAAACATTGAACTTCGAAGATTGAAAAGTCAACACTTTCGCAAATATTTAGAGAACTATCAACGTGCTCTAAGTAGTAGAGATTGTGAGAAATTTGTCGAGGGCGAAGCAGACGTAGTTGATTTTGAAAAGATTATCAACGAGTTTGCTTTACTTCGCAACAAGTGGCTAGGTATTACTAAAGCACTTGATCAAAAGCAATGGCAAATTACCAACATTGTAAAACTACGTGTCGCTGGCATGGAAGACGCAACGCTTTAAGCAATTTTCCCAAAAGTTGTCCAATAGGCCTTAAATATTTTATGGCCTATTTTTTTGTCTAAAAGGTTTGACTTTTAATTACTTTAGTGTATAATAACATTATGATGACAGTTGATCAATTACTATTACAAATTTTGCATTTTACAGATACAACTGTAGAAGAATTCCTTCCAAAGAAGGACGCTCGTATATTGAGAAGTTTTGCCTCGCTTTTGAGCAATGGTGCATTCTTTACAGAAAATCAAGGCAATTTATTGTTAAAGATATTACAAGATAACCTGGAAAAAATTCCTCACGTTAAAGAAGAGTTAGCAGATGCGTTGAATAATCCTACATGGTCGAAGAGATTTAGATCTTTGCAAATTTACAAAAAATTGTACCTGTCATTAGACGCAGATAAGGATCCATGCATTACTATCGAGTTTACATTTTCGTCAACTACTAGAAAATTATTGCAAGACCTTACTAAAAATATTAGTAATCTGATTGCAGTTACAAATGGAAGATTGTATACAGCAGAATTGACAGAGAATAATATTGTAGTGCTAATCGAAGCACTTACTCCGTTAGATTTCACAATTGACGAGAAATTGAAGTCACATTATGCTATTATAAAATCTTGGTCCAAAGATACATTTATAAATCAATTTCATATTTCTGCTATTACTAATACAAACTTTGAAAAACAGATAACAGATGACCTTGGTCGAGAAACAATGTTGTCTCCTGCTATTATTTCTGACAGAAGCAAGCGATATCAGTATTTTTGTGAAAATCTTAAGAAAATTCCAGAAACATTATCTGAAAAAATAGCCAGTCGACCAGGCAACCACTACTGGGTCAACAAACAAGATACAAGTTTTGGAGAAATTATTCAAGCACTTGTCGAACTTAAAAGATTTCCAATCCTTGTTGTATTTGACTCTTACGACACCAAGCATTATTTGACAGAATTAGAGAAATTAGTGGAAAGTTTGGAAGATCACGGATTCTATAATAACTTAGGAATTTATTTTAGGCTTCCGAATACAACTGAAGGTAAATTGTTTAATCAGTTTATTTCAAATAAATCTCTTAACGCACAAGTCAATAAAGAGACAGTGTTAGTGGGCATACAAAATGGAAAAATTCCGAAATTCTTGATAAAAAATGAATGGAAACCTATGTGTGTCGTTGGTGTCGGAACTCCGCTACGCAACAGTAAAACCGCAGTTTATTCTAACAACTGTGATTTAATTATAACCTATACCGATAAAGAACCTATCGTAGAAACGAGACATCAATGGCTGTAAAATTAACTATTCGAGATGAGGTAAACATTAAATTTGAAGGTTTACCACTTGAAGCTCGCAAAAAACTAGCTAATGCATTTAAGTATGAAATTCCATATGCACGGTATCATCCTGCATTTAAATTAGGTCGTTGGGATGGCATGGTTAGCTTGTTCGGCCTTGGTGGAACCGGTTATCTAAATCAATTAGAGACCATACTTGGCATCTTATCCCAGCAAGGAATTGAGATAGACGAGTTGGAAGATTTGCGAGAAATATCTGCTATTAATTTTGTACCTGTGACAGAAACATATTGGGCCGACCAAGGAAAAGTTTGGCCTGTAGGACATCCAAATGCTGGCAAACCTATTATGTTGCGAGATTATCAAGTAGAAGCAATTAACGCATTTTTAGAAAATACACAAGCACTACAGGAAATTGCCACAGGTGCTGGTAAAACAATTACAACTGCAACACTAAGTCAACTAGCTGAGAAATATGGAAGAACTATCACTATTGTCCCGAACAAATCACTTGTCGAACAAACAGAAGAAGATTTTATTAACGTTGGCCTTGACGTCGGAGTTTATTACGGCGACAGAAAAGACCTTAATAAAACACACACTATCTGCACTTGGCAAAGTCTCAACATCTTAGATAAGAAAAGTAAAAACCACGAGCAAGATGTACTTACGTTAGCAGAGTTCCTTGATAATGTTAAGACAGTCATTGTGGATGAAGTCCACATGGCAAAGGCAGAAGTTCTTAAAAATCTATTAACACAGAATTTGAATAACGCTTGTATACGATGGGGTTTGACAGGTACTGTGCCCAAAGAAAAGTTCGAAAGCGAAAGTATTTTTGCTAGTATTGGACCAGTCATTGGCGGAATTAAGGCGCACGAACTTCAAGAAAAAGGTGTGTTATCAAACTGTCATGTGAACATTGTTCAAATGATTGACTTAGCAGAATTTAAGAGTTATCCAGAAGAATTAAAGTATCTTGTTACTGATGATGACAGGATGATTTATATCAGTAAATTAATTAAAGGCATATCTCAATCAGGCAACACATTAGTTCTAGTTAATAGAATTGATTCAGGCAAATTTCTAATAAATGAACTTGAGGATGCTGTTTTTGTATCCGGCGAAGTTAAAACTAAGGATCGAAAAGAAGAATATGACGAAATTAAAACAAGTACTAACAAGATTATTGTGGCGACTTACGGTGTGGCCGCTGTGGGTATTAATATTCCTCGTATTTTTAATTTGGTTCTTCTGGAGCCCGGAAAGAGCTTTGTCCGAGTTATACAAAGCATTGGGCGCGGTATTAGAAAGGCAGAAGATAAGGACTTCGTCCAAATCTGGGATTTAACATCCACTTGTAAGTATGCAAAAAGGCATCTTACAGAACGAAAGAAATTTTACAAGGATGCCAAATATCCGTTTACTATCGAGAAAACGGATTGGCGATAATTAAGGAATATGCAAATATTAACATTAGAAAACACAACTTTTTCTCTAAACAATTTACCAGACGAAGTAGATGAAAATACTAGATTTGCTGTCTTAGACAACAGCGACCCGAAGGAACCTGACTTTTTCTTCATGCCGCTGATATTCTTGGAAAGCTTCAACGCACCAGCAATGGTATTACGTATAGGTGATGATGAAGTTGCTATGCCTATTGATTGGTGCATAGCAGTTGGAGATAGCAGTAGTGCTAGCGACATCGAAATATTGCCATTGACTAGTTTAAATGACAGGGGATTCGAAGCATTAGTTTTTAATCCACTTAGTAGCTTTAGAGTAGAGTTTAAGAAAATTGAAATTGTTAATTTTTATAATGATGTGAAATGGTATTTTCCAAAGATGAAAAATGGACAACTGCTAGCAGTTCCAACCGCATTTGGTCACAAGCCCAATTGTGCATACTTTGTTAAAGAAATTAGCAGACAAAGCGAAATCATTCAATTGGATAAGATACTGTAATGGGAACATTGAAACCTGGTGCAACCTACGTATATGAGCGAGATAAAGGAACTGTCTATGCTCGCGAATTTGGATCCGATCCTAGTACACGGCAAGAAGTTGGATACAACTATGATTCTCGTACAAACGATGGACGACCGTTGATTGATCATATAATGGATAGTAAGATGTGGGGTGAAATTCACCGCGAGGCGAAAACCAATGTGACTTTACAAAGGGCGTTGGATCGTGTTATAATGATATACAAGTTAAGTAAGGAAAAAGTATAATGGCATTAAAAGTTGCGTATTTTCAGCCAGTAGTTATGGCAATGGATTCAGTTGCGCCTTCGGAGTTTAGCAAGATTTTTAATTTAGCAGAACAACTGCACGGGCACCCTGAATTAAACGATGCAAAGAATCCGTTGATTAGTATTCGCGGAGGACAACAAATCCAAGTATATCCTAACGAACTTAATTACGATGCAACTTGGTTAGTATCATATCTCGAAAGTGTATGCCAAGGTTACATAGACTTGGTCATGGCCCAGTCAGGTGGCGAAGAATTAAAATATGTTAAACCTGTTATTATTAGCATATGGACTATTCGTCAGAAAGAAGGCGACTATCAGGAAATGCATACTCACCCGCTAGGTAATCTAAGTGGCAACATCTATATTAGCGTTCCTGAATTGCAAGATGTTGGACGTGCAAGTGACTGTCAAATTAATTTTAGATTGCCACACGTTAAGGATGTTGGTAAATTTATCATGAACGATACTTGGAAATTTACACCAACACCAGCGGCAATGATTTTATTCCCAAGTCATTTACCACACGTAGTGTATCCTTGGAAGGGAGAAGGTCACCGAACTATCATGGCATTTGATTGTAAGTTGGTTCCTAAAGATGAGTGATAAAATTGAACTAAAAGAAAAACTGCAAGCAGTGGATGAGAATCTACGAGACTTGTGGGACATGCTGGATGCCGACCAGCAAAAGGCACTTAAGAGCGAATACTTTATATTGAATAGATATGTTAGTAGCGCCAAGTCTAGCAATCCTGATGTCAAGGAACACTTTGTTCTTGCAGTCAATGAGTACTTTAATAAACATTGGTACACGTTACAAAAACATCCTAAACTGTTGTGGCAACTGTTGTGTATGTGTAACTATGATGCAAAAACAGTCTTCTTTCATGAGTGGATAGGTTTTAAGAAAAAAGGCGCAGGCAACAAGAAACTAAAATTTTTAACTGAACTGTATCCTACACGTAAATTAGATGAACTCGAGTTACTATCACAACTTGCAACTGATAAAGAAGTAAAAGATTTAGCTCGAACGGATACGATGAAGCAACCATAGCTAAGAAAATGAAATGATGGCGCTAGTAGAACAACCTTACTCTTGCGAATATTGCAATCACAAGTTTTCTAGAGAGAAAACTTTATTTGTGCATGTCTGCGA